AGAAACGATTCCGATTCAATCTTAATATGCGTAGTGTATCAGCAGGTCAGTACATCGACTTAACTGAACTTGTAAAGGATAAAGAGAAGATCAATGACAACCTGCATACATTCTTAGCGGTATTGTGTGAGGAGATCAATTGGTATGGTAAGAAGAAAGATACGATAGTAAGTGACAGAGCAAAGTACATCCAGGAGAACATGAGAATGCCGATGGTATTTAGTATGAGTGGTTTTTTTTTGTCGAATTATCAGCGATTAATAAAAGGTACAAACGCCTTTTTGGAATTGCAGATGAAGAAACTGAGCAAGAAAACGAAGGAAGCAACAGACCTGGCTTTGTCAAGCATTGGGGATGGTATTATACTTTAGACAATCTAAGCAATAACGATAGAACGAAGTGGGAGTATTTCTTAGAGATGAATGTGATTGAGTTCTTAAATTCGCTTAGCTACTTTAAGGATAAGCAGAATTATATTAAGGAGCAGTTAGACCAACAGATGAAGAATGGCAGATAGTCCGAGAAAGATATTAGAGAACTATAAGCAGATCATCATTGATGCAATAGCTAAATCATTAGAGAACAATGATAAGGTAGTTAAGGGTGGTTTAGTTCAGAGTATATCCATTAATATTAAGTCTTTTGCTACAAACATGGTGATGGAGATTAGTATGCTCGATTATTGGAAGTTCGTTGATAAAGGGGTTGATGGATATGAAAGAAAGGTAGGAAGTCCATACAAGTTTAAAAAGGGTAATATAAAGCAAGCTGCTGTAAAAAAGTTTGCATTAAATAGAGGTATTACAAGTTATAGGAAACCTGATGGTACTGTAATATTTAACACAAAGAAAGATTTAAAAGATAGGAAAGGAAAGTCTATATCAATGGATAAGAAATTTAAGACTTTATATTGGTTGATAGGCAGAGGTATTGCAAGGAATGGCATCAAGCCGACTAACTTTGTAGATGAAGCATTTGACAATAACATATTAGATAACATGAGTAAAGACCTATCGACTGCATTAGGCAGAGAGATATTAATAGATTTTAACTTAAATGACATATGATAAAAATATTAATAATAATGTTCTTTAGTTGGTTAATTGTATCTGCTTTTATTTGTATGTCTTTAATTATATATTATAAAATTAGAATCTATTTAATTAAAAGAAAATGATTGTATTATCTATAATTTGTATTATTTGTTTAGTTATTGTTGTTTATTTTATGTCTAAATCAATGGATAGGCACTATAATAAAACATGGGAAATTTATAAAATAAAAAAGAATAAATGGCAATAACAGTAAGACAACAACCGGCTAATCTATTCCCTGCGTATAATGATGCGGTGTATATTGTGACCTCAACCAATGTAGCACAACCTAACTTTAAGTTCGTAGCGGATATCTATGTGAATAGTGTGAAGGTAGATCGTATGTTGATTCCTCCACATCCAACAGAGTTAAGTGGTAAGGTCAATGTGTCACCATTACTTGAGAGCAGAGTAAGTGTAGATATCTCAGCAGATGACAATCGGATACTACCGAATACACATAGTAATGTATTATACGAGGTTAAATTCGGTGAGGCATATGGTTCAAGTGGAACTGTAATCTATCCGAATCTTACTAACATATCAGGTAAGTATCTATGGAATGCTGTTGTAGACTATCCTACATTCTGTAACTATTCAAGTGGTGATTATATCGGTTCTTTCTTAACTGAGAATCCATTAGTAAAGGATGGAATTGAATTGATGGTAGATGATAATGCATGGCTGTATTGGAACAACTATAACTTAGATACAAGTTATGTTAAGGTAGTGACTTATGATAGTTTAGGTACATTATTAGGCACATTTAAAATAGACAATAAATATAGTACAAGTAGATTTCTGCGGATTCCGACTGGTCCTTATAACATCCTTAATATTCCCGATGCACAGTTTACTTTAGGAGTTCAACCAATCATCACAGGTTCGGTAGACCATTATACTGTTCAGACATTTAATAGTATAAATGTAGGTATTTCGGGAGAGGCAGAATATAAGATTGTAGAGAACTGCTCCAGATATGAGAAACGAAGATTGCAGTTTTTAAATGAGTTAGGAGGGTATGATACGTTTAACTTCACATTAGTTAGTAAGGAGACAATGGACATAGAGAGATCAATATACAAGAAAGACTTAGGTTCTTATGGTACAAGTTACTCGTTTGTAAACAGTCCGAATGACAGAGCGTATTCACAATACCATACAAGAATAAAGGATAAGATAAGCATTCAGAGTGATTGGGTAACAGAGGAGCAGTTAGCATGGTTAGAGCAGTTGGTTACTTCACCTGATGTGAGATTAGATGATGGGTTATATCTTATCCCTATTAACATAACCAACACATCCTTTGAGAAGAAAAAGGTAGTGAATGAGAAGCTGTTCAATTTACAGTTAGAATATACATTGAGTTACGATAGATACAGACAAAGACTATAATGAGCAGAACAAAGATATTCTTACCGAGTAGCGGAAGCATTGATATGTATGATGATGTATCAACACCATTAAACTTCTCCATTGCTGATATTAGATTCCCTGAGAAGAGGAACAGTAACTACTCAAAGACCATTAAGATACCAGGAACAAAGAATAACAATCTGCTGTTTGGTAATATCTTCGATGTGAATGTTACTGATGGTTCATTTAATCCGAATGCAAAGGTAAAAGGTATATTGACCATCGATGATGAGAATCAGATTAATGGGTACATTCAGATGCTATCTATTACCATCAATGATGATAGTAAGATAGAGTATGAGGTAATGATCTTAGGGAATGTGGGTAACATCTTCAATGCATTAGGAACTGCTGAATTGACTGCATTGGATTTGAGTGCTTATGACCATACCTATGATTATGCGACACAAGTAGCATCATGGACTAATGATTATACAGATGGGTATTGCTATCCATTGATTGACTATGGATATGATAATGATTTAAGTAAGGTAAATGTAGAGCATTTGTTCCCATCAGTATTCCTTAGAACTTACATCGATGCAATCTTTCAGAGTGTAGGTTATACATACTCATCGACATTCTTTGATAGTGATTACTTTAAGAAGCTGATAGTTCCTGCTAATGCAGGTAAGGTTATTCTAACAGATGCACAGATAGCACCTCGATTATACGAAGCAACACAGACAGTACAAACAAGCGGAACGATTCAGAGTGTTTATGATTCATTCTTCAATCAGTGGAAAGCTACATTCTCAAAGCAGGATATAATTTATAATAATGAGATCAGTGATGTAAGTGGTCAATACAATCCTGCTACTGGTGAGTGGACTGTTGCTGAAACGGGGTATTATTCATTAGGAGCAAATGGGAGTGCGAATGTATCATTCTTATCAACAGCTACATCATTAAGTGCATTCATTAACTTTGAATGGAAACCATATTATGGTTCTACCTATTCGACTATTGGAAGCGGATACGGGGTATTAGTTACAGGTGCAAATACTTTGTACGTTGGATTAACAAACATCTTTTTCACAGCAGGTGACAAAGTTAAAGTTACTTTAGGAGCGCAGTCAGCTTTCACATTAACAGAGACAGATGGAGCATTGACATTCAATGGTGGTACATTTAAGAACCAAGTAGTTAATAGTGGGTTAATAGATGGGGATGATATAACAATAAACCAGGTAACACCATTAAAGACAAAACAGAAGGATTTCTTATTGTCAGTAATTAAGATGTTTAATCTATACCTTGACATTGATCCTAATAACGAGAATAATCTACTCATTGAAACGAGGGATGACTTCTATAGTTCAGGTACAAATGTAGACTGGTCTTATAAGTTAGATAATTCGAAGCCGATTGACATCAAACCAATGGGTGATTTGGATAATAAAGAATTTAACTTTACCTATACTGATGATACAGACTACTTCAATAAGAAGTATAAGGATGGATATGCTGAGACCTATGGCAGATTTAGATATGTAACAGATAACGAGTTCTTAAGTGGAGTAAGTGAAAACAAAGTAATATTCAGTCCTACACCATTGGTCGGTGATACCGGAAGCAATAGAATCATCTCCAGGATATGGGATGTGGATAGTTCGAACATTGTAAAGAGCAAAGCATTTAACATCAGATTGCTTTATAATGGAGGGGTAAAGACTTCGAATGTAGCATATCAGTATAATGGGATTACAAGCGGAGTTCATACTGTTACTCAGTACTTGTATGCAGGTCATGTAGATAGTCCATTGAATCCAACATTAGACCTATCGTTTGGTGTTCCTCAAGAGATATACTACGATACTGAATTATACACAAATAACAATATCTTCAATAGATTCCATAAGAAGTTAATTGATGAGATCACAGATAGAGACAGTAAGATACTTACAGCTTATTTCTATTTGAGACCATCAGATATCCGCACCTTAGACTTTAGGAATCAGTTCTACTTTCAGAATGATTATTTCAGACTTAATAAGGTATTTGATTACGATCCGTTGAAGAACGATGTGACAAAATGCGAGTTTATAAAGGTTAAAGATGCAGGTACATTTACACCAACAGTACATACATTGTTAGGCGGTATCAGTTCAGCATTCGGAGAATCCAATGAGATTCCTCCAATCATCAACACATGGAACGCATCAACAGTAGATAACATCAGAATAACAGGAGGAGCGAGAGCAATGACTGGAGGAACTGATAACATCTATAGTGATAATGTAAGAAGCTGCATTGTAAATGGTAATAGCAATGTGATCGGTGATAGTGAGAATGTGACATTGTTAGGTAGTAGCGGATGTATCGTGGGAAGTGGAATAAGTAATGTAACATTGATTAACACATTCGATACTGAGATTACTGAGAGCAATTCGATGTATATCAATGGTGTGGTATTGAATGAGGATAGCTTAAACCAAACAAGCACAATAATAATTCCGAGTGCAAGTGTATTGACATTAGGAACTACACCATACCTATTGATACCATCACCAGGAGCAGGATATTACATTCAGGTATTAACAGCAGCTTGTAAGGTATCTTTTAATAGTATAGCTTATGCAATAAGTACAACATTGAATATCTATACAGATACAGCTACAAGAGTACAACACGTTTTTAGTAATGCTTTAAATGCGACAGTAAGTAGAATAGGTGTATCTGCTCAACAAGGAATAAGTGGTGCAGCAGATACTCAATTAATATCTAATAAGGGCATTTATTTACAAGCACAAACAACAAATCCAACATTAGGAAACAGCGATATAATTATTTATTTA